AGCGGGACCTTGCCGCTCTTGAGCCCCGCGAGCATCGATTCCAACCCCGCGAGGGAGAACTCGTCGCCGTCCCGGTCCTCGGTGGTGGAGGAGATCGGGACACGGATGAGCGTCACCTCCGGGCCGCTCTCGACGAGGCGCGCCTTCCAGACCTTCATCTGTCCTGGCGGGGCGGCGATCGATTTGGTTTTCAGTTCAGGCATTGCTTAGTCCTCTATTAGTTGTCTGAGGGGATAGGTTCAGTCCGGTTCAGTTGTCGTAGACGCGAACCAGACCGGCCCATACCCCCTCAACTCCTGCTGTAGATCGTCTCGATGCCTCCGCGCTCTTCCCCGGTCTCGGGGTCGATCTCCGTCAGGATATCGGCGATCGACACCCGCCGGACCTCCTCCTCCCCCCGGAAGAGGACGTACTCATCTCCCTCTACAATCAGCCGGTCCGCGTCGATCTCCTCGACGCCGGCGGTTGTATGAATCCGCATAATTTGCTTAGTCATGGTTTTGCCTCATTTTCAGACGTTCATGCTGTCCTACCACGCAGACCAGACCTCCAGATCAACAGACTCCGCGGAAGCCGATTTCCGTGCTCACGTGGGACGGGGGGAGGTTCAGGCGCAGAGTCGCCAACGCGCAGCTGGAGCCGAGGGTGAAATCCCCGCTCCGGAGCGCGGCACGCTTGCCAGTTGCCGGCCAGTACCTTGCCCCGTCGTAGTTGGCGTTCCACGACCCGAGCGTTGCCGGGACGAACACCTCGGCGCCGAGCGAGTACTCGCCCTCCGGTGCAGGGGCGTACAGCGATGTGATGCGACCGTTCTCCGACGGGAGTTTCGTCCCGGCTCTAGGGTATTCTGCGTCGATCGTGTTGTCTTCGGTAGTCCCGACCAGGAGGTCGCACCACTCATAACAGTTCCCGACGAGATCCCAGATGCCGGACTCTTTACCGTTGAGACTCCACGAGAGAGGGCCAGACCCAGTGAGCGTCCGGGAGATCGCGTTGCCGGCGTGCCCGGGTCGCACGGGATCGGGGAGTCCCTCGTAGACTCTCTCGCGGGGATCTCCGTGAAATTTGCCCCAGTCCGTGTTCCCCTTCGGCCATCCGAGCCCGTGCCGGTAAAGGTTCATGTACGCCCAGGCATACAACGACGCCCACTCGTATCCTCCCGGGAGGTAGTAGTGGAGGATCTCGTAAGTGTCGGCGTCCGTGATCGGGGCCGGCAGTGGCGGATAGAGTTCGAGGAGTTTCGCCGCGTTCGGGTCTGCCGTCGTATCCCCGCCGGTCCGGACGACCCGGCGGACATATCGGACGCCGCCCTGGGTGACGTAGACTCGTTTCCCGATCAGGTCGGTGACGTCCTCGACGTAGAACTTTGACGCGCTTGCCTCGGCCAACGCGGTACAGGTGCCGCTCTTGCGGTTTGCAGCCCCGCCCCGGTTTTCGATGGCCCGTTTTGCGTTAGACCAGTTGATGATAGTCCACGGGACGACGTGCGGCTTGCTGGCCGCACCGTTCGCCCCCGGGTTGTTCGAACTCACCGAGCCGCGGGAGACGTTCGTGGCGTCGGGCTGACAGGCAAGATACTTGTCCATCCAGAACCCACCGAACAGGACCCCGTTCAGGTTCGCGTCGGGGAGCCCGGCGCCATAGAACAGTGGGATGTAGACCTGATGGATTTCCAGGGCGTTCCCGGCCGCGTCGGTCTCGTAGACGACGCGGTTCAGGAGATCGGGGACTGGTGGTCGCCACGCGAGACCGCCGGCGACGGTTGGGTTCGGGTGGATCTCCGCCCCCGGATCCCCTGCAGGTAGTTTTGCCCACGCTCCCGCCTGCCCAATGATCAGGTCTCCTTTCTCTGCCGTCAGCCCCTCTACGGTCGCAAGCGGGCCGGATGAGGGCGACGGGTCGAAGTAGATCGTGGCGGGGTCACTCGCGACCGTAGCCACCTCGCGGACTACGTTTCCCGCTCCAGACGGCCGGGTCTGCGTCAGGCCTCCAGCCGTCGCGGTAGAGAGGTAGAGGGGCGCTCCGGGCGTCCAGGACCATGCCGTGTTGTTGACGTACCCGAGTTTCACGAGCCGCCCCTTTCCGCCGGCAACGCCCGAATCGAGCGCGATCGCCAGGTCGCCAGCGCTCGTCGCAGTGCTGTTCGCTCTCGCCAGATACCATTTCCCGTCAGATTTCAGGTATACGACCTGTCCGGCGTTGACGGTCGCGCCATATATCTGCTCGGAGATGATGACTCCTGCTGCTGTTACTGCCATGTTTTTCTCACTCCTTTAGCCACTCATACAGCGTGGCTTTGCTGATTCCGAGGTGTTCTGCTGTCTGGTTCTTGCTCATGGTCTGCTCCATACGGAGGAGGAGGTCTTTCAGCGATTCGTGCGGTCGGCCGTGCTCAAGGAGGACGGCGGCCTGTTTGGTCAGCGGTTCGATCCTTAGCCCCTTGACGGACCGGAGTTCCTGCGCGGTGTCGGGGAGATCGTCTGCGAGTGCGAGCCTCTGGTCGCACATGCAGTTGAAGGGCTGGTCCTCGCCGACGACGTAGCACTGTTTCGGGTAGTCCTTCGGCTGCCCCTTCGCCCCGATTGCCGGGACAGTCCACGACTCCCGGACCGGGACGGTCACGCCGTCCATGACGCTGTGCCAGGGTCGGGACCGGCCGGGGATCTTGCGGGAGCGCCAGGTCTTGCCCTTGAGCAGGTGCTCCGTCTCCTCAGCGAGCGCCTGCTTGCCGTAGCGCTGTGCCCCCATGATCTCGGTCCGGGCAACGAGCCGGGCGTGGTCGTCGGTCATACCGGCGACGTCGCGCTGGAGTGCCAGCCATGCGTCGTTTACATTGCCCCCATCGGCGACCACGCGGGAGAGCGAGGTCCGGACGAGGTCCTTGATCGAGTCCTCGACGCTCCGCATGTTCCGCGCCGCACGCTGCTGCAGGAGGCGGTAGGCGAAGGTCTGAGTGACGTCGAAGTCTTTGGTGATGTGGACTCGGTAGAGCCCCTTGCCGACCCGGGCCTCGAGTTCCTCCTCCAGCCGGCGGGATTCGAGATCAATCCCGTGCCGGAGGGCATCGGCGCGAGGCTCGGCGGTGGCCGCGAGGAGGTCGTCAGCGATCGCGATCTGGTCGAGGATCGCGTCGAGGTCCACGGCAGGCCGGGCGTCACCCTCGGGCCGCTCTGCCGGGAACGCCTCTTCGATTGCCTGGCGGAGGCTCTGTAGGGCGTCGTCGAACACGCCAGAAACCCGGCGGTGCAGCGCCTCGATGCGGGAGCGCCACTCCTCCGGCTCGTCGTCGGGAGCGGCTTTGAGGTCTGCGAGCGCCTTCGTGATCGGGTCAGGGGAGGAGAGGAGGAGCCCGCCGCCGTAGAGCGGTTCCGGGGCGTTCTCAATGCCGATGATCTCGCGGGCGAACCACTCCGGGTGCATCCGGCAGAGCGACTCCATCAGCGTCAGGGGCATGTCCCCCCACGGCACCGGCTCCTCGCCACGCTCGACGAGGATGCGGTTCGGGGTGGACAGGCCGAGCCGGAGGTCGCTCTCCTGCTCCAGGCGTTTCTGCCGTTCGATGATCGGGTTGTGTGGGTCCCATTTGAACTCAATCTCGCCGTCGACGTCCCAATACGCTTCGAGAAACGGGAGGATCGAGCGGTTGATCGCGCCGGCGAGGAGTTCGAGCAGCGGGACCGTAGTGCGCCGCCAGACCGCTTCCGCCTGCTCCTGCGCGGTGTTCCCCTGAATGGCGACACACCCGTTCCTTCGCGTGACATAGAATCCGGTGCTGGTGGAGAAACAGTAGACAAATCCTGTATAGGGCTCCAACCGCGGGCGGCAGACCGTCCTCTCGTGGTCTTCCCGGATGAGAATGCGGTAGCATGTCTGCCGCCGCTCGTCGCCCTCATAGTGGACCGTCCGTTTCGTCCCATATCCCAGTTTGAACGCGAGCTCCTGGATGTCATCGGCGAGACCCGGACTGGTGGTGGAGTAGTAACCGCAGGCGCGGTTCTCCCGGGCGTCCCAGCTGCCGTCGCCAGCCATGAGGGCCTCGAACAAGGGGCGTAGCCTGTCGGGCGGCAGGTTCAGGTACGGGCGCGGGATCCGCTTCTCGCCGCAGTAGGCCCCGATGCTATCGAACAGGGGTTCTATCAGCTGGTCGCCGTAAACATTCCAGCGCGTGGTGTTGTCACGGACGTCCTGATACTCCCGATACTCCGCCCCGACTGCTTTCAGTACCCGGCGGATCTCTGTCACATCCTCCGAGTTCTTGTTGCTCTGGGCCAGGGTCATCACAGAGTAGCCTAGGAGACGGTCAGACCGCACCTTCCGCTTCTTCCCCATGGCACGGTGAACGCTGCTCAGCCCGCCTTCGCTGATCGCCCATCCTAGGAACCGCAGGTAGTCATCGGAGATCTCCATGTCTTCCCCGACCCACGCATCCGCCCCACTCTTGACGTTCACGCGGGATGCGCCAACCAGATCCTTTGCTGGCGCGACTTTCCAGGCGCGGGGGACGATCTTGGGGCGAGACCCTCTCGGCGCGTTGTTTTGCGTTTTCCCGCCGCGGTAGAGGATCGTGTGCTCCTGTGTGACCAGGATGTCTTGGCCGTTGCTCGCGAACCTCACCAGTTCCTCATCGGCGTAATACGCGTGCAGGGGGCCGGGCACCTCCAGGCGGCACTCGCCCGTCTCCGGGTCGTGGACCACGATCCGCTCTCCTGGCGCCACGTCCGGGTGCAGCTTCCAGCCGTTTTCGGTGAGGACCTCGGTATCCTCGCTGTAGCAGCTGCGGTTGACGTCCTGCACGTAGCCGACCTCGTTGGCAGAGACCCCGAAGCACATCCAGACGAGGTTGTTGTACCACTCCTGACTCGCCAGGAACTCCAGTTCTTTCGGCGATGCCCGGAACGGTATCCAGGTGGCGTCGGGGGAGTTCATCAGGGCGAGTTTGTGCGGCTTGCCGACGATCTCATCTTTCCAGTACTCCCGGAACCGGGTCAGGTTGTCGTTTGAGAGACCAGGTAGGTTCAGGATGCCCTCCGGGACCTCGTTCTGCGGGAAGTACTTGAGGTTTGAGATATCCTGGTTCAGGAGGATCTCGATGAGCCGGTGGGCCATCTGCACGCGGCTCCACCCATACTGCCGGTCGGTCGAGGGGTTTTCCTCGATCCACACGATCTGGTCGCGGCTGAAGGGGATCGGTGTGATCGCCCGGTAGAGGGGGATATCCATCTGCGAGAGCGTCGACATGCGCGGGAGCCCGGATCCGAAGGCGTCCTGCGAGAACGGTGCCTGCACCCCGACCTGATAGTATGCCGGGACGTCGCTGCCCGGTTCGGGGAGGAGGCCGTGTTCGTCGGGGTTTTTTGTGAAGGTGGCTCCATCGCGCGGGTAGATCTCCGCGAGGAATCCGTTGTCATCCGGGACAAGTTCGAGGACGCCGGCGTCGATGACGAGGATGTCGTTGAGGACCTCCTTGCACAGCGTGTCAAAGGTCATAGGGTTGCGAGAGAACCCCCCGTCGAGGAAGTCGATCACGGCGTCGCAGGCGGCGAAGTGCTTGCTTGTCGGCTTGTCGACGGTCGGGACGACACTCCACTCTGTCGTCGTGACCTGCCCCTTGATCGCCGTCATCGGGATCGAGACGGTGTGCGAGCGGGAGAATCGCCGGATGGTGTACAGGTCTTCGTAGCGCGGGACCCCTCGCCCGGGGTTGTAGAAAATCGACTGTGAGAGGTCGAGCGCCTGCGGGGTGCCAGCGCCGTTGAGCGCCCGGGCGCCGCCGCCCTTGATGCCTGGCGCGATTACTGCCATCCGCCCTCCTCTGCCCGCTTGACGATCGGGGCAAGATATTTGCGGATATCCTCCGGGGAGAGCTTGCGGATCTCGGCGATGTCCCGGCAGACCACGTGGAGCGCCTTGGGCTCCCTCTGCCCGATGCTCTCGGTGATACTTGCGATCTGATCGTCGGTGGCGTCCTGCCGGG